GAAAGATATTTATTTATTACACCAACATTACTAGGCTTAGTAATGGACATGGAAACAATTAAGTCTAAAGAGGTATTAAATAGATTTACTGAAATTAGAACAGTGCCTCAAACACGTTTCTATACAGCTATTGACCTATTAGACGGCACAAGCGAGGGCGAAACAGCAGGCGGCTATAGAAAGCACGTTGCTACAAACCAAAATGGCGACAATACAGACGGTTGCGACCTTAACTTTGAGGTTATTCATAGACCTGCAGTTATGCAATACAACAAACATATTGCACCAAAAGTTATTACACCAGAGGCAAACCAAGACGCTGACGCTTGGAAATTTGGCTATAGAAAATATGGCTTAGCTGACGCTTACGAAAACAAGTTAGCTGGTATTTATGCAAGCCATAAGCCTGCGTCTGCTCCAACATCTCTTTAATTAGAAAGGTGGTTATATTATGCAGACAGTAGGCTTGTTAATAAAAGCTAAAGCCTTTGAAAACATTGATTTTAATAAGGTTGAAAGCAAAGAAAAGGCTGTTGAAAAGGTAATTGAAAGCATTGAAACTAGCGTTGAAAATGTTGAAATACCTGAAACACCTATTGAGGTTGTTAATAAAAACGTCAAAGGCAAAAAGGCAGCTAAAAAAGGTTTTAAGCCAGACGAAGAATAATAAATTGCTAAAAAGGTGGCATATAAGCCACTTTGTAGGAGGTGGCTTTTTATGTATGCTGACATTGATTATTACAAGAATACTTATAAAGGCTCTACTATTCCAGACGAATATTTAGAGTATTATTTAGAACTAGCCAGCGAGAAAATCGACGGCTTAACCTATAACAGAATTGTATATATAAAGTTCGAGAAATTAACGCCATTTCAACAAGAAAAAGTCCAAAAAGCTTGTTGTTTGTGTGCAGAGTATTTTTATGACAGAGACATTGACGCTGTAGGTAATGGCAACATCACGTCATACAAAGTGCTAGACATAAACGTTTCTATAGATAATAAAAACAATGCTAGCGACAAAATAAAGAATACTTGGGGCGTTGACGAGCGAACGTTTACGATATTAAAACAATCTGGCTTAATGTGTGGGGTGGTGTAATGGCTGCTACAAGAGTTAAAAAATTGCCATTTCCAGACTGGCTGTTACAAACCGACTGCACAGTTACGCTTGATGTAGAGGGCGTAGGCAGAAATGGCGAGCCTATAGGTGGTATTCACTGGGTAGGCAAGTGCATTTTTAGCGAGAAAGCCGAAAGGGTACTTGATACCGACGGCAAAAAAATACTCTTATTAGGCAAAGTAATTGTAAAGGGCGATATAGCACCAGACTTAAAAAATGTTTCAAGTGGCACAATAACACTTTATAAAGGTGCTATAAGTGAGGCAATGACAAACGAAAACGGCAAATACTTGTTAACAGAGCATGAGCAAATGTTAATTGCTACAACGACAGCACCAGACAAAGTAAGTGCTACTTATGAGATCCATAAAGGCTATAGACCACGTAACCCAGACGGAACTATACACCATACAATGTTTGAGTTAAAGTAGGTGGGCTTATGAAAGTAACAGGAAAAGTAAACGAGCAATATTTAAGACAGCTTAAAAAGGTTGCTCAAGATAACTTAGTAAAAACAGCCGACGCTTTGCGAACGGATCTAGTGCAAAGTCAAACAATGCCTTTTGATACAGGTAACTTGCAAAACAATAGCACATCTATTGATACGAGCAAAAAGGCTAGTAACAAAGTGCTTATTGTTAGTGACACACCTTATGCAAGGCGTTTATATTTCCACCCAGAATACAACTTTAAAAGAGACAAAAACCCTAATGCTGGTGGCATGTGGTTTAGTCCTTATGTTTCTGGAAACAAAAAAGACTTTGCTAAAAAAGTTTTTGCTAAGTTTATGAAAAGGAGTGGCTTGTTATGACGGTGGATCAATACTTAACCGATTTTGAAACAAATTTTAATGACTGGGACGGCTCTATTGCTACAACAGGTAAGATAGACCGAAACAAAGAAAAGGCTATCTGCTTTTATAATTCTAAAAGAGAAATGGCATACCAAGCTTATGTAGGCGGCAAAGCATGCAAAAGCACAAACATTAAGCCTGTAACAATTCTGTTAAGGTATACAAAAAATCAATTAAGAGCCGAAGAAATGGCTCAAAAGGTTTTTGACTTCTACGACGAGAGGTCGTTTTTTATTGATAACAAAAGAGTGTTTGTAATAATGCCTTACAACGAGCCTATTTATTATGGGGCTGACGAGTTTGGCGTTTTTGAATACTCAATTGAACTAGATTTTTACGAGGAGGTATAAGAACATGGCTACAGTAACAGTGGGACAATTCGCTATAAGCGATTGTGTAGTTAAAATTAAAACAGCTAGTAACACTTACTCAACAATTGCAGACCTTGAGGAGGTAAACTTGTCAATCGACAACAATATTGAGACATGGTACGCAATTAACGGTGGTGGCTGGCAAAATGCTTTAATGACTGCAAGAGCTTTAACAGGCTCATTTAGTGGCAAGAGAACAATTGGAGACACAGGAAATGACTATTTAAATAGCAAACGTTATGCAAACTCTACAGAGTGTAACGAAGATTGGAAAATTGAATTTCCAGACGGCTCTACTCTTGAATTTAATGCAGTTACGGCATTAACAGACATTATGGGTGCTGCAACAGATGTTGCACCACTTAGCGGAGACTTAACAGGTAGAGGAAAACCTACTTTTACAGCCGCAGCGTCTCTTTAATAGTATTTAATAACATTACATGGCTTAGCAAACTTTTAATTGCTAAGCCTTATTTTTTTATAAAATAGGAGGAATTTATGAACGATTTAAACGAAACAATAGACCTTATGAAAAGTGAGGACTACAAAGAAAGATTTAAAGCAGAGTATTGGCAAACAAAAATAAGATACGACAAGTTACATGCAATGTTAGTAAAAATTGACGCAGGCAAAAACGAGTTTGAGCCTACATGCGATATTAAGATATTAAAAGAGCAAGCTGTACTTATGAGTAATTATTTATATGTACTTGAAGTTAGAGCAGGAATTGAAAATATAGAATTATAAAAATAGGAGGAATTTAAGAACATGGCAAAAAGAATTATTGATTTAGGCGTAACACAAGAAATGCTTACAGGGGACAATTTCCCAGAGATTAAAATTGCAAATAAAACTTATGTAGTAGACGACAGACAAAAGACTTGGGACAAAATACAAGCAATACAAAACGACGATAAAATACCAGCACAAGACAAAGAAAGTAAAATTTTTGAGCTTGCACTAGGCAAAAAAGCGTTTGACGAAATTAGAGAGCTTAATTTAGATGTTGCTACTTATAGATATTTTAGTTTTTGCGTTATGGCTGCCATAACTGGCGAAGATCCAAAAGAGTTACAGCAAAGAGCTAACGAAAAAAACTAACAAAGCTCAGTCAATATGATTGTTGCTATGACTTAAATTTTGACTGGGACTTAATTGTTGCTAGTTTCTTACAACAATATGGCGTTAGGCTGCAATACGAGTATGACACTATAACTTATGTGGAATTTAACCAGCTTTTAGCAAGCATAAATAGTGACACGCCATTAGGTTATGTGGTGCGAATTAGGGCAGAAAAAGATCCTAATAAAGTACGAGAAATGACGCCTAACGAAAAAGATATAAGGAAAAAATGGCAACAGTTTGTATTAGAACAAAATAAGAAAACAAAGACAGATAATTTAATACATCTTAAAAAAGAGGACATTTCAAAAGTCTTTTCTAAGATGTTTGGCTAAAAGGGGGTGGAATACATGGCAAACAACTCTGCAGGTAGCATTAACATAGACTTAAACCTTAATAATAAAACCTTTAATAAACAGGTGCAAAGCTCTACAAACTCTGCTACAAAGGCTTTTAAAAGCTCTGCAAGTTCTGCAGAGAGTGCTTTTAGTTCCTCACTTGGAAAAATAGGCGGAATAATAGCAAGTGTCTTTGCTGTTGGGCAAGTTGTTTCTTTTGGTAAAGCTTGCGTTGACGCTGCCTCACAAGCACAGTCTGCATGGACTGGCTTAAATAGTATTGTACAAGGCACAGGCAACGACTTTAAAGTTGCACAAGGCTTTTTAACTGAGTATACAAAAGACGGCTTAGTTGCAATAGAGGACGCAGCCACAGCTTATAAAAACTTGCTTGCAAGGGGTTACGATACAACACAAATTGAAAACGTAATGACGGCTTTAAAAGACAGTGCAGCTTTTGGACGCCAAAGCTCTTATACATTGAGCCAAGCCGTTGTAAGTGCTACTGAGGGTTTGAAAAACGAAAACTCTATATTAGTAGACAACGCAGGTGTTACAAAGAACGTTGCAAAGATGTGGGAGGAATACGCAGCCTCAATTGGCAAGACGTACAACCAATTAACAACGCAAGAGAAAATACAAGCCGAAGTTAACGGAATTATGACAGAGACAAGGTTTCAAATGGGCGACGCTGCAACGTATACAACTACTTATGCAGGTAAAATGCAACAGTTAAACGGTGCTTTAAGCTCTATGAAAACGGCAATAGGTAAAGTTGTAGCCCCTATTGTTGAGTTGTTTATTCCAGCTATTACATCTGCAATAAATGCAGTAACAGCTTTCTTTAATAAAATAGCAAAGTTTTTAAGTATGTTTGGCTTAGAGTTTCCAGACGTAGTGCAAAAAGCCTCTACAGCCTCTGCTGGCGTTGCAAGATCCATTGGAGGCATTGGAGACAGTGCAAGCGAAACAGCGTCAAATTTAGCTAGAACAGGTGCAGCAGCAACAAAAGCTGCAAAGCAAATGAATAAAGCTTTTTCTAGCGTTGACGAAATAAACGTAATGAGGTTTGCAAAAGACAGCTCTAGTGGATCTAGTGGCAGTGGTGCTGGCGGTGGCTCAGGCTCTGGCGGTGGTGCTGGTGGAGCTGGTGGCGGCATTGCAGAGGACACAGGCATAGTTGGTGCTATGGAGGCTGTAGACACAGGCAATGGCGTAATAGACCAAGTTGTTGAAAAAGTAAATAAGCTTAAAAATGCGTTTAGTGAGGGCTTTAAAATTGGCTGGGGCGACATGTCTTTTGAGGAAATAATAAAAGATATACAAAGCATTGGCGACCATATTAAAGGCATTTTTACAGACCCACAAGTAGTAAATGCTGCACAAAATTGGGCAGAGACTGCTTTAAATGCTTTTGGCAAAATTATAGGCAGTGCTGCAAGAATAGGCACAAACTTTGCTACTTTAATTGTTGGTAGTGTAGAAAGCTTTTTTACTAGCAATAGCGACAGAATTAAAGGTTTTGTAGTAAACATGTTTAATATATCTAGCAAAATAATGGAGATAAAAGGCAACATGGCTGTTGCTCTTGCTAATATAAGCGACGTATTTAAAAGCCCAACAGCTCAACAAATAGGCGGCAATATTATTTCTATTTTTGCTAACGCATTTATGAGCGTAACAGAGCTTGCAATGAAAGCAGGCAGAGACATATTAGACATACTTTCAAAGCCTTTTATAGATAATCAAGACAAAATAAAGACGGCTCTAGAAAAAACGTTTGAGCCAATACAAAAGATTACAAGCACAGTTAGTGAGGCTGTTAAGTTTATTGGCGACAAGTTTAATCAAGTGTACGACGCACATATTAAGCCGTTTTTTGATAGTGTAAGAGACGGTTTAAGCAATACTTTTGGCAAGCTTATAGATGTATACAACGAGCATATTAAGCCGTTTTTAGACAAAATAGCAACAGGCTTTAACGATACATGGAACAATCATTTAAAACCTATGTGG